TGAATATTTTGTAAAAGTAATTCGTCCTGAGGTCGTGGATGCAGGTGGTTCTCTTGTAAATGTACCAGTTAGACACGCATCTCCAGAAAGATGGAGTGCGATTCAAAACGATGGATATTTCCGTGACAAAAAAGGACAGGTACAACGTCCGATGATTATTTTCATAAGAACCAGTGTTACAAAAGATGATGATTTTTCTCCAATAAATAATCATTTAAGTGTACCGTTTGTTAAAAAGTTTGATTCTAAGAATATGTATGACAGGTTTAGTTTACTAAATGATGTAAATCGTGTTTACCAAGTTCACAATGTAACATTTCCAGATAGAGTTATACTGACATATGATTTTACAATGTCCACAGAATATGTAGAGCAAATGAATACACTTGTAGAAAAGATTACGTTTGCAAGTGATGATTACTGGGGAGATCCAAGTGGATTTAAATTTAGAACGAAAATTGATAGTTTTTCAAACGTAGTAGAATCTTCAGATGGAGAAGACCGAAGTGTAACTACTACATTTAGTGCAACTGTAAACGCGTTTTTATTACCAGAGATTTTTGATAATAAAAGCACAACAAAATTGGCACTTACACCAAGAAAGATAGTATGGGGAGTTGAGTATGATATTAATAGTACAAGTTTCAAACACGAAACTAATCCAGTATCCAATTCTGATAATAAAAATATAACACTTGATAGAAAAAAACAAAGTATTTTTATAGAAACTGTAGAGTCCAATTATGAAATTAGACTTCTCATGGATGAAGAATTTTATACCATTGAAACTGAGTTGGCAAAGTATAATATTTCTACCAAAATAAATGAAAGTAACGAAGAGGTTTTTATATGGGATTATCTTGGCAACGAAATTGAACTTTATACCGGAGATGTATTTGAACAAAAACTTGACGGTGAATTTACTTTAAATATACAGATTCATGAATCGTCTGTTGAAATCGTAAAATTAAATATAGTTAAAATATAATATTTAATTTACTTGATTTTATTTCATAAATTGCGTATCATTATCATAATGGAAAATAAAATAGAATTAAGTAAAGATGAAATATCCGAAATATCGAGATTAAACTCCGATTACCAAAAAATTGTATTATCACTTGGTGAATATGAAATTGAAGAAAAGCAAATTAAAGTTCGTTTAACTGAAATTGCAGACATGAAAACCAATGCTCACTCTGATTTTAGTGACATAACCAAACGAGAGGTTTTGTTCAAAGAAAGATTACACGAAAAATACGGTGAAGGTGAGATTGATGTACAATTTGGGGTATATATTAAAAAATAATTACTATTTGTCTATAAATATTAAACTTTGAAAATTTTCAAGAATATTTATTCTAAAAAAGGTCAAACTTTAATTATTACACAATACAACAACCCAAATAGGAGATCCAGCAATGGCAGAACGAACAATTAGTCCAGCAGTTTTCACGAATGAAATTGATTCATCACTTCTTTCCCAAGGAGTTCAACAAATCGGAGGAGCAGTCGTAGGTCCTTTTAATAGAGGTCCGGCATACGCACCAACGATCATCACTTCAGGTGCAGAACTTGAAGATTTATTCGGAACGGCAGATGGTGAATATTACCAACCATTTACAGCATCAGAATATTTAAAGCAACAAGGAGTCGTAACGATTGTTCGTGTTGGTTCTCTTGGAGGATACGAACAAAAAGATGCTCTTATCATTAAAGCAACCGTTGAGTCAGTCGATGACGAAAAATACGAAGCATATCACGGACTTGAAAGTGGAAGTTGTCCAGTAGAAGTCGGAGACGATAGTGTAATCGGTGTGTTAGCAAACGCATTGATAACATCTCCATCCGGAGAATCAATTGTAGACCTCAGTGGTTTCCGTGGTTCGGAAGTTGATTCACTTACAGACTTAATGTTTTATACAGAAACTGAAGATGCCGACGGAAATAGTGTTGTAAGTTCTAATTTGCGTTCTACTATTAAACTTAGAACAACAGACTCAGACGGAGTTGTTCAAAATGTTGGTGATAAAGAAGACGAAAACGGTAACGAAATTCCAAGTGATTACTCGTTCTCACTCGATCCACGTGATCCTGATAGTTTAAATAATATTTTTGGTAGAGCTGCAAAAAAGAATGTAGAACCTGCTTACTTTCATTCTTATTTTGAAAATGAACAAGAACGTTTATATGCAAACACCTACGCAGGTGTTACATATCGTTTGAGTTGTGATGTAGAAACTGCAATTGGTGCAGGAGAAACAATGCAATTCCAAAACACAATTCTTAATGCAGAAGGTGAAGAAGAAGTTGATTTGTCAACATTCGGTGAAGGTGGTGAGTTTGCTTGTCGTCCTGCCGTGACTCCATTCATTCAATCTCAGGAAATAAGTGGTCGTAGATACGATTTATTTAGAGTTTATACACGTAACATGGGAACAAGTGCCAATCGTGAAATTAAAATTGGTATCTATAATGTTAGAACACCAGGAAGTATAGCAGGTACAGACTACGGAACATTCAGTTTGGTTGTACGTGGTTTTCTTGACAACGATAAAACACAAAATGTTATTGAAAATTATGACGCAGTAACACTTAATCCAAATAGTCCTAACTTCATAGCACGTGTAATTGGTGATCGTTTCACAACAATTGACTCACGTGGTAAGGTAACAGAGCATGGAGATTATGGAAATTCAAGTCGTTGGATTCGTATTGAAATGAATCCTGACATGGTTGCTCCTGCAAATGCTATGCCATACGGACATGGATCATATATGTCTCCAGTTGGTGGTCTTGAAGTTCCACAACCTATTTTTAGTCATGTTTCACAATATGAAAGAAATCCTGGTCGTTACTTCAACGGTACAATATTTACCGAAGATACTCCTGATGGAATTCTCGATTTGCCAAGGTCACAAAAAGATACACTTGAATTATTTGCTCCAATTCCTAACGACGCAGGTGAAGCAGGACTTGGTTATTACATGGATCGTCCTGGATCATATAAAGAAGAAGTTGACGGTGTTGTGGAAGAATATGCAGTAAGTGCTATTGACACAAGTCCATCGGTTGCGGAAGAAATTGAAACAAGTAAACTTAGAAGATTCCTCGTTGGTTTTCAACAAGGTTTTGATGGTCATGCTCCTGGGCATCCAATTAGAACAGGAAAAAACATCAGTGCTTCTAATGTTCAGGGACTTGATTGCTCTGGTCGTTTTTCTCCAGGAACTCAGGGATATATCCGTGCGTTTCAAGCATTAAGCAACCAAGACGAATTTGATATAAACCTTATTGTTACTCCAGGTTTATCACTAGACTTACATAGAACTGTAATCAATCGTGGTGTTGATCTTTGTGAAACACGAGAAGATTGTTTTTATATTCTTGATTGTGTAAGTGCTCATAATCAACCAGGTCGTGTCGATGATGCAGTATCACAAGCATCTACTCTCGATTCTAACTATGCAGCTACTTACTATCCTTGGGTTAAGATCATTGATCCTGCTACAAATCGTATAGTTCCTTATCCACCAAGTGCGTTGATGATGGCAGTTTTTGCATCAAACGATCAACGTTCTGCTGAATGGTTTGCACCTGCAGGTCTTAACCGTGGTGGAATTGAATCTGCGGTATCTGTAATGGATAGATTAAATTTTGCAGAAAGAGACACATTATACGAAGGTAAGGTTAATCCAATCGCTGCGTTTCCTGGTCAAGGAATTGTTGCTTTCGGACAAAAGACATTGCAAAGAAATGCAAGTGCATTAGACAGAATTAATGTTAGACGTTTGCTTATCAATCTTAAGAAGTTCATTGCAAGTTCTGCACGATTCTTAATTTTCGAGCAAAATGTAACTGCAACTCGTAATCGTTTCTTGGGTATAGTTAATCCTTATCTTGAAAATGTTCAACAAAGACTTGGTTTATATGCTTTCCGTGTAATCATGGACGATAGCAATAATACTCCCGAGATGGTTGACAGAAACATCATGTATGGTCAAATTTTTATCCAACCTGCACGTTCTGTTGAGTACATTGTACTTGATTTTAATGTTCAGTCAACTGGTGCTACGTTTGGTGCATAATTTGTAATTATAAATAAAAATAAAAAAAGACCCTCCGAATGGAGGGTCTTTTTTTGCATTGGTATATATTTATAGTCGTGGAAATGAATTTAACAGAAATCGTATCCGAAATTCAATATACTGAATTTTGCAAATTTGTAGACTCTATTCAAATTACAAATGAAACTAAATTAAACGAAGTGGTTATTCCGTCTTCGTTGAAAAAAATATGGTCGTTTATATCTGAATTAAAATCTTTAGTTAAAGTAAAATTACTCGATTTAATAAAATTGTTTAAAAATAAAATTGTATTCAAGTTTTTTGCTAAAATAAAATTTAGTATGTCCAAGTTATTCTCCATTGTAAAAGCAGGATTCAAGGCATATAAAGAAGTTATTAAAGCAATTGGTGAATATATCGCAAGTACAAAGGTTGGTAAATGGACAGAGCAAAAACTAAAAGAACTAGATGAGTTTTTAGCAAAACACCCAAAGACAAAACGAATTGCAGGTATGGCAGTTGCTGGAATACTAATTTATATTTGGTTAAACATGACATTCACAGGCAACGCAGATTATGATTTTGATATGACTGATATGATTCTTGCTCTCGGTGGGGGTTTTACATTAAGTAAATTGTTTGCAGGACCAGAGGGTATGGCACTATTAACATTGTTCGCAACGGGAGTTATAGGATTATCATTTCCTTGGCCAGGACCACAACATATGCAGTTCGTTGGGGCAGTTTTATATGGGTCAGCAAAAATAGTTGGTCAAAAACTAAG